AAGCTGAACATCTTTATTTCCTTCAGCTACACGGGTAGAAACAACATGAGATTTAGTCTCAAAGGATTTATAAAGCACGCCTGTTAACCAAACATCTTTAGGTTCTGAATCGACATAAACTGTGTGCCAAACATTATTTGAAGAACTATAAATTTGAAACTTATCTCTTACAAAAAATGACCTTCCATTTGTATTTTCAAATTTTAATATCTTTACTGGAATATCTGCCTTAACCACCAGTCTCAGCGAATCAATATATAATACTCCTAAAAGTTCTCTTCTTGGTTTTTGGGGCCTGTCTATAACAATAGCCAAAATGTCTATTGGGGGTTTATAAACGACTCCAGTACCATTACAAACGGGACAATCAACGGTTGGAGAAAGCGTATTCTCATCAAAGCATTTTTTGCCGTTGGGAAAGACAAAGTTGCATCTTTCGGCCTCAAAATACTTTACTTTGTATCCTCCCATAAGAAAGGCTCGTTCAACTATTCGTGAGGATATTTTATATAGCCTTTCGCTAAATTGTGGGTTAAAGTTAAAATTCATCGTTCTGTTTTCATTATATTCCTCAGATATAATAAAATCATGAAGAAGTTTTGGGGTTATTTAATAAAATTTGTTAAATATTTACCGCAAATACTTGCCCTTCTTAAAGAACTAAATTCTCTGTTTTCTATGTTAAAAGCCGAAGAAAAACAAGATAATAAAGAGCAAAAACCTACAAATAGCGAACATAAAACTGAGGACAAACAAGAAAAACCGAATCCTGAAGTAACTTCCGCAAAACCAATGTTTGATGAAAAAAAGCTTAACTACTTAGAAAATAAGTCATACTTTCTTGCTAATGTTGGCACACTTAAGGAATTTGAATCTCTTTCTGAAGAAACTAAAACTTTGGCTCCCAACCTCTTTAAAAAACAATTCCCAAAAATTGTTAAAGAAAAAAGCGAAAAAACTGGTTCTAATACTTACGAAGAAAAAACAACAAAAGTTATAGATAAAAAACATCAGCAAAGAAAAAACGAACTTATAAATAAAGTAACCTTTATTGTCAATAAGTGCGGGACATCTTCAGATTTCGAAAAGCTTCCAGAAGAAGCAAGAACAATGGACCCTGTTCTCTTTAAGGAAAAGAGTAAAGATTGCAAATTTTAGAGCTTTTGGACCCTTACCCAGATAAAATCTAAATTGTTCTGATTAACAATGGCTCCATTTAAAGATTTATCTTCTATAACTCTGTAAGAAATATACTTGAATCTTCTTTCATATGAAGCATTTTTATTTAAGAAAAGTACGGGATCTATATATCTTCCTACAATGTTTTGTTTAGTTTTGGGCCAGTAATCCGGCGGCAAGTTTTGAATCCTCATTTCTAAATGTAAGTGTGCTAAAAACGGCCTTGTTGGATCTCCTTTTCCTATAGTCCCAATAACTTCCCCGGGATAAACTACATCTCCCTCTTTTACTAGCATGTCGTTTAAATGCGCATATTGAACATGAAGAAGAAGAAAACCAAACTCCCTTGCGATAGTATTTGAAACTTCGCCTAAAACAATATTTCCCCAAACTCTATGAAATCTGGCATGAATAATTTTCATTGGCATTACTGCAACTACAGGATATCTTAAATCACCATCGCCACTAGTTCCCGATACATTAAAATCGGCCCCAGGGTGTTCGTCTGGGGATAAACCGGCATTCTTTCTCCAAATCGGATAATTTGGATCTAAAAACCCAGCATCTACTCTATTTGCACCTTTATCTGGTGGTAAGGGATAAACTATTCTCATCAAGAATATTATTTACTTTTCGGATTGAAAATTTTTTGCTATACTAATAATAGTGCAAAGAAAAAAGTCTAAAATAGATTATGAAAAGTTTGAAATTTCGTTAAGAGAATATCTTAACGGAGAACCTATTTTAAAAATAGCAAAAAAATACAATCTTCCGTACTCAACACTAAGGAGATACATTTTAAATTACATAAAGGAAAACAACATAGAAGACCCAAACGACTATGAAACTTTCCCATATGAAGGGTTTGAATGTTTAGAACCCGGAGATACATTCTCCTGGTTTCCCGGCGGCACTATTTTTTTATTTAAAAAAATTGAAAATGCTCCTTATGGAGAAAAGATATGGATAGTCTATAAAACTAAGAAAAAAGGAAAAAATCACTTTTATCCGGAGGATTTAGATATATGCGCAGAAAAATAAAAAAACAGGAAACGGAAATTTTAGAAAATAACGCTATCACGGGGAATATAGAAGATAAAGAGCAACAAGAAGAAAAAATAAGCAAAAGTGAATGGAAAAAACTTCTAAAGGAGGAAGTAGATCTTCAATTAAAGTTTGAAAAATTTATAAAAGACCCGGAAGTTGCGGCTCGCCACAGAAAAATAATTTCATCTGGTAAAGCAAAAAGCATGTTTTGGGACTATCTAAATGGCTACAACTTAAAACAAATTGCCGAACGACATGGTATAAGCTATCCAACGGTACACAAGTTTTTTACAGATTTTTATTTAGCCACATTTGACGAATTGGAAATAAAACGAGTTGTGTATGACGATTTAAGTAAACACGCTAATATACTAGCGTCTTTCTTTGCAAGCGTTGCGATGTTGAGTCAAGATATCGCATTCAACGCAATTCTATCTAAACGAATAAGAGAAGAACTTGCAGAAATTTTGGCAAGAGGAGGAATAGGAGGGGTGTTAGAAGAAAAGAAAACTCTATTAGCTTGGAGAGGCGCATTGAGAACAAGCGAGATGCTACTAAAACTAGTTAACGAACAAACAAATATTTACTTAAACCTCTTGGAGAGGGTGTTAGACAAACAAAGGGAGGCGGCTTTTATTAGCGCCCTTTATAGGGTCATGTCTGAGCTTGACCCTGAAACCGCCTATAAGCTTCAAGAGGCCCTTTATCGTGATGAATATGCAAGAGCGCTATTAGAGGCTTCAAGTACTGAAGAACTAATAGCAATTTTGTCAGAAATTTTCCAAAATAAAACAAAAATTGCAAAAACATTTGAAGATGTCAGAACGATCGACAAAAATATTTTTGAGCTTCCTGAATGAAAAAGAAAACAACCAATGAAAATTTGATCTCTGAAATAAAGGGCCTTCTAAATCAAAAGGCCTATGTCGGTAAAATTTCTACAGCCAATGAGAAAGAGTTAAAAAGTATTCTTTATGAAGAAGGGCCTGTAGATATAGATACTTTTGTAACCAGCAAGCAATACCTAGGGCAAAATTTGTATGGGCTTTCAGAGGCTCAAAGAAAAGTTTTAGAAGTGGCAGATGATTTTGAGAACGGTATAAACTACCTTATACTTTGGGTTGGTAAGGGCGGCGGAAAAGACTTCATAACAAGAATTATCTTTTTAAGACTAGTTTATAAGCTATTATGCATGCGCTCTCCTCACGCTTATTTAGGAATTCCATCAACTGAAATAATAACTTTCTTAAACGTAGCCGCATCTGCAGACCAGGCTCAAAACGTATTTTTTGAACCTCTTAAAAATATGCTAAAAAGTTCCGGAGAAAGCGCATTTATAAAATTTGGGTTTAATCCAGAAACTGATATAAAAGAAAGAATGATAGTTTTCCCCAAAAACATTATCCTTCTATCTGGGCACTCAGAGGCTGACACACTCGAAGGAAAAAACGTATTAGTTGCTGTGGCAGACGAAATAGATGCCAAAACTTTCAGAAACCCGGAAAAAATGTGGACAATGTTAAGGTCTTCTTCAAGATCAAGATTTTTTGGAAAAGAAAAAATAATGGCTATTTCTTATATGAGATTTTCTGAATCGAACGGAATGATCAAAAAACTTTATGAGGAACACGTTTTCAAAAAAGATTCTTTTGTAGCTAAATATCCAACTTGGGTATTTAATCCAAATCCAAATATTACAAAAGAAACATTTGCATCCGAATATGAATTGAATCCTGAAGAAGCAAGAACTATTTATGAATGTGAACCCCCAGAGTATAGCATAGACTCGTTTTTTAAGGACATCGAAAAGCTAAGAAAAGCAATGAAACCTCCAGAAGATAGGTGGCCGCTAAAATTTCCTTTGCCTCCAGAAGATTTCTATAGAAGACCTCTATCTGAAGTAATAAGAGAAGTTGATGGCAGTTTAGTTGAGCTTGATCCTTATAATCTGGAGTTTCATGATTGGTTTGTTGGAAAACCTGGAGTGGATTACTTTTTCATAGGCGATCCCGGCCTTGGGAAGGTTGCTGATTCAAAAACCGGAGACTCTTTTGGTTTAACTATTGGGCACAGAGAATATATACTTTCCAATAACGGGAAAATACTTGTAAGGCCTGTCGTAGACTTTGTTTTTCGGTTCACTGGACACATGTTCAAGGAAAAAGAAATACAAATAGAAGTCATAAAAAGGCTCATAGAAAATCTTTTAAGGCGTGGATTTAGTCTAAGGTACTTTTATTTTGACCAATGGAACTCTGCTTATCTTGGACAATGGATTAGGGATAGGATTGTGGGCGCTCAAGTTACATACTCAAAATATGTTGAGTATAAGCACTATAAGCTACTTAAAGAAAAAATATATTCTGAAGGCAGTGAACAATCTCCAGAGGTCTTAGAAAATGCGGGAATAGACTTTTTTTATCATCCAATAATTTTTTGGGAATTATCGAACCTAATAGAGGACAAAGTAAAAGGAAAAATAGATCACAAACCAGACACATCAAAAGACATATCTGATACGCTTGCTATGTTTGTTTGGATGGCAGAGCATTATCCAAAAAACGACTTTTTCAGGAACATAGATGACCAAAGCGAGGCAGAAATATCAGAAAACGAAATTATAAAAAATCTACATGAACACTTCAAAAAAACTTTAGTAGAGGGAAGAAGGAAAATTCGCAATTTATAAGTTATTATGATTGGCGAAAATGTGTGTAGATATTTTTTCAATAACGAAGGATGTTTGCCAGGAAGCCAAAAATCTAAAAAACCTAAAAGTAAGAAAAACAGACTTAGAAAGTGCATTAAGAGATAAAGCATATGAAAAAATTTTAAATTGTTTAGATTACGACAATATAGAAATTGCTTCTTCTTGCGAAAAATTTTTAACCTTTAATAAGGTAAAAGCTAAACTATTCCCAGATAAGTATGAGTATTTTGCAAATTTAGAAATCAAAAGAAAACAAGAATACTTTGGATATAAAGAAATTTATCTTAGTGAATATCCAGAGAATATTGTGGAGTCCTTATTAAGCGAAATATACACTCAATCTAGCAATAGAGAAAAGTTAAACCTAAATAAGCAAATCATAAAAAACCTTTTTGGCATAGAACTGGTTCACAACGAATATCTAATCATTTGGGTAGACGAAAACAATTCGGTTGTTTACAAAAATACTACAGGTAGCCAGTATCGTCTCGTAGAACATACCTCAATACCTTACTCTTTCAAGGTAAAAGACGTTTACCAAAAAATCGCTTATGATTCTTGTATTAATCCAGATGTTGCAACTATAATAGATGGTCCTGTTGGTAGCGGAAAGACGTTAATAGCGCTTCTCTCTGCACTAAAAAACATGAATTCCTATAAACAAATTTTTGTGATTCGACCAAACATCGGCATCGATTCAAGATTTGACATAGGATTTTTACCTGGAGATTTAGACGATAAACTACACCCTTGGATTGGCGGCGTAATAACAAACTTAAGTTATATACTGGGAGACGAGAAAAAGGCGGAAACCATCATGAACTCATACATAAGACACATTCCTTTAAACATGGTTCAAGGATATTCTATTCATAATTCTATCGTGATAGTAGATGAGTCTCAGTTTCTTTCTCTCGACTTAATAAAGCAGATTATTTCTAGAATATCCGAAGGATCAAAACTCATCATGCTTTATGATGAAAAACAAGGCTATGGTATTGCAGATTATATAGGCCTAAAAAAGGTTCTTGAAAATCTTCCAAATCCTTTATTTAGCTATGTTAGACTGAAGAATATATATAGGTCAAGGTACGCAGACTTTGCGGAAAAATTATGATCAGCACTACACGGACGCTTGACATCCAAGCTACTAAGTGCTACCATGTGGCCAATGAGTACTCCCACGAGAGGTAAAACAGGTATGCTTTCTAAATTTTTCGGCATCTTTAAGGGCAAAGGAAAAAGTAGCGCTAAGAACTCTACAGTCTCCGTTCCCAAAAAGGTTACATCTGTTTCGGCGGAAGTTTTCTCTCGGGTTATTGCTGATCTAATTGAAGGCTATGAAAAGTACAAAGAACTTTTTGAAAGCTCAGAACACGCTTTAGAGCAAGTCTATAACGATTTTTACGGATCTATTGTTCACCACACATTACATCAAATGTATAGTAAGGAGGAGCTAAATGATTTATACTTTTTGGCCAATACCTTTAATGAAAAATCTGAAACTTTTAGAAATTTGGGACTTGAAAATGTTGCAAACATTTTGTCAATGAATTTCGCAACTCTAGCAAATCTTATTTCGTTCTTAGATTGGGCATATCTTAATAAAGATAATCCAGAAATAAACGGGCGTGAACTTAAAGAAGAGCTAGAAGAGTTTAAGCGGGACCTTGAGGAAGTAAAGAACGAACTTCTACAAAATTATGGAGAATTAAAACCTTTATTACCAAACACTATGACTTCTCTTTATGAGGGCGGAATCTTTATAATAAAGAAGATTAAGTCCTTGGTGCAAGAACTTGAACAGAATCTATAACAATTTTTTCTGGCCAATCGACAGTTTTGTAACTTCAACAAAAAATCTTTTTAATCTTTTTATAATGTTTGTTGTTTTTTCGTAATCAGTAATTGTCTTTAATTTTTTCTCTTTAACTGCTAATATAGCTAACGCTATAATCAAGCTTTGAACAAAAAACTTTTCTTGTCTTGAATCATACCCGAAAACATCTTGCAGTATCATATGCGCTCTTAAGAAATCTTCAAAGTTTAAAACATAACTAGAGTCTAAGCTTCTTTGTAGAGGAGAAATGTCTAAAATTTCTCTCATTTCTTCGGTTTTTTCTTCTATTTTTATGTTGTTTAACAATATGTTAACCAAATCTTCAATCAATCCGTCTGGAAATATAACAATATCTTTTCTGAAAAAATCCACGCTTGGCTTATCGTCCATAGTCATTAGGTTCAGTACTTCTCTGGCATACTTCTCATCGCCAAAAAATTCTTTCAACACATTATAGATATTTAAAGAATTTTCTGGTAAAAACCTATAAATTGCCAAATCGCTGAGATCGTTCATGTTTTACCTCCTTTTATCGGCAAACGCCTTTCGGGAACCATCAAAGAGGGGCCATAAAGGGTAAATTGAGAAAGCACAGCAGTATTATACCTTATAACGTTATACTTGTTATGCGTCTGCACAGTTTCAAAATCTGAATTTTGTGCGTTATCAATTTGCTTGTTAAAAATTACAAAAACATCTTTTGAATTTGGGGTATTAGCACCAGGCTTAACTGAGTTAACAGTAAGAATTTCTGGCAAATGTATATTTAATATTCCTTTAAAGCCTAATGTGTTTTTAAAGTTTAGAAGATCTCTAAAAGCTTCTATAAGAGAAAACAAGTTCTGCACCTTTGGGTTTAGTGTGTGCTTAAGCTCTACAAAAATTGGCACTACAGAATTTGTAGTTTTGTCGTGTAAAAAAATTCTTATATCTCCAAATCCAGAAGATTTAACGTCTAAGGACAAATACACTGATTTTCCTTCAGAGCTATAAATAACATACTTGTCTGGTCTTTCATATTTTGCGCACTTTGTTCCGCAAAACGAGTACCCTATATACATCTCCATTGAATTTCCAAACATCTTCTCTAAAAACTCTGCTTGTGTTGCACGAGTTTGCACACCCCCAAGGTTTTTTATTTCTAAGTTTATAAACTTTGTAAGCTCTGTCAAAAATTTTTTCTTATCAAAACTTACCTTTTTATTGTTTTCTTTTATAAATTCATCAAAAATATCTTTTATGTCATCCTCCTTAATAGCGGTGTTAGTGTTACCAGATTTGGAAATTATCTCTAATACACGCTTAAACGTTGATGATGCAAAGGTTGAAAATGAAATCATAAAATCTTTATCTAGTAAGTTGTGAAGTGGAGTATTTAGAAATACATCATTGCTTGCATCTTCAAAGGTAAAGTAAAATTCTGTGTTCGCCCCAGAAAATTTGTTGAACAAGTAGTTCACATAATGAAGCGAGGCAGTAACAAATCCTGGAACAGTTATTTGGGGAAACTCACCTTCTTCATATAAATACATAGAGGAAAATTTTTGTCTTTGGTTTTGGTCCATTGACAAAGTCCTTCCATAGGCGGTCTTAAAGATGTTCTTTAAAAATTCCTTTTCAAAAGTTTCATCACTAATATTGCTTCCGGTAGTGCTTTTTGTGTAGTCCAAAACTTCTAGCAAGGAGTATCTAGAAATCAAATAATAGTAAAAGTTTGATGCTGTTGGAGTTAAAAAGATGAGATTTTTTAAATAAATTCCTATGTTAGACTTGGCTTTTTCATAAAAGTCCTTTTTTAATCTTCTTAGTAGACTTCTGAATCTATTCTTTTGATCGTTTAGATCGTCCCTGCTGGTACCGACTTTCCTTACGGAGTAAAAAACCGGCACTTTTGCGCTAGACATTCCGGAATAGTCAAATGCCCTTACTCTATAGTTAGAAGAAAACTTTTCTGTGCCGCTCCTAGAATCTATGGAAAAGTTAAACGTAACCTCTCTTTCAGTTGGGTACAGCGGTAATATCGATGGGGAAGAAGAAAATTTATAAGATTCTTCGAATTTTCTAAAAAATGGCTGGACGTATTGGCTTGGTTTAGTCTTCAACCCCTCTATAGAAACTGAAGCCCTTATATTTGATTTTTTAAGTTGAACATTAAGCCTTGGCTCGTCAGATGGGTCAAGCTTAATTTCTATTTCCTCATTATCAAGAAAAATTCCTCTGTCTTCAAGTTCCTTAATTAATATTTCTGGTATGCTATCCAAAATGAACATGTCTTCTAATGGGCTACCAAAGCTGTTAACAAGAAACCACTTAGCTTCGGTATCTTCTCTTACGATAATACTCTCTTTCGCTTCATAAATTTTTAATAAATCCTCAACCAAGGTTTTTCTTACCTCCCTATCTGATACTCTTACTGGCTGAACAACTTCTCCAATTTTTCCAACAAAATCTGCATAAAGCATTGATTTCATTGCAAATTTCCTTAATCTGTAAAAAAGCAGATAAATATCGAGTTTAGAAGAAAATCCGTCAAGTATGTCCTCCAAGCCCTTGCCCGCACTAACTTCGTCCTCGTCATCTAAGCCACTTCCGGGGACTACAGCGGGCGTTGAGGGTGATAAAGGTTTCTGTACAATATTGCTTCTTAAACTTCCCAAAATTCTTCTCATCTTTCTACCATATTTATTTGCTAAATCGTGGACATCCTTAAAGTTATAGTTTTCCAAATCTTCAATTAACTCATTGATTTGGTAAAAAATTGGTGTATTGTTTATAGTTGTACTGTTCGATTTTAAAAAATCTAATAAGCCCTCTAATTCAGATAAAAATTCCTCATGTTTTTCTATTATTTTTTGATATGTAAAATTGTTTATTCCCGTATTTCTTAAAGCGTCTTCAAAATCCTTGTGAATAGTAATAATCTCGCTGAGAGGGATGTTTTTTCTTCTAAGTTGCTTTTTTGTTTGATCAAATGTACTGGTTATGTTTATATTATTTCCATTAACAACTTGCTTCTCTTGTTGCATATCTGGGCTTTTTTCATCTAGAACAAGTACCCAATCGCTTCCAGGGCCAACACGAATTCCTTTATATCCAGCTTTTTGCCCAGAGGAAAAATATTTCCCGGTAACGGTATTTATAAGTACAAATCCTGGGGGCACATAGCGAACAATATAACCGTTATTCGTTGGTTCAATATATTGTATTTTTCTATTACTATTCATCTTCTGAGAAGTCTTTAATCAAAGAATTTATGTTATATAAGTCTATATCGTCTAAATGTTCCCCAGACATATACTTACTGGCAACATTCTTTGTTTCTATAGGTAGGGTTCTATCCTCAAGGATGCTTTTAACTATCTTTATAGGTGAAATATTGTAAAAAACATAAAGCTCAACATCGCCCTTCAAGTGATAATCAGAATATCTGATAAACCTATCAACATCTACATAGTCCTTGGGAGTAAAAGTAACTAGGAAGTTCCGATAAACATCCAATGAATCTCCAGAGTAATGTCTTCTGATAAACGATAGTAGGGTATCAATAGATGTATCGTTTAAATATTCTGCTATTTTTTTCCCATATCTTAGGTTTTCTTCTGGCCCCCCCTCAAAATCATCACTTTCCAATATAAACAAAAAAAAGAAATCGGTGTAAATTTTATTCACTGAGAGGGCTTTGTCAAGTTCTCTATCTTTTAGAAGCACTTTTGCTATTTTTACAATTTGTTCTGGTTTTAAAGACTTTTCAAAAACAAACTTTGACTTAATATTAAAACCTTTAACTATATCTTTTAATACATCTTCCTTGCTTTCAAAGTCCACATCTAATAGGTATTCCATCGGTTTTTCTAGTAACTTTTGTGTAACCTTATTTGTAAGGTATGTAAATTTATCTTTACAGACATCTAAGCCATCTAAATTATTTGTCATTTCATCAAATACATTTGGATTTGTGCAGAATATAACATAGTCAAACTTATTTCTTTCTAAAAGGGTATCTATTTCAGTTTTAACCTCCTCAGGTACATTTGTTTTTCTAAAAGTTTTCAGACTAATCTTCACTATTCCAGTATCCAAATAGATAGAGGGCGTGCTCTCAAAAATTCCTAAAGAGGATAAAAACGCAATCATTTTGTTTCTATTAATGCTCTCTGGTACTAACAAAACCAAAGAAAGTTCTCCTTCATCGCAATATAACAAATGATCTAATACATCCTTTAAAAGAACTTCTTTTGTAAAATCCTCTAATTTTATTTCTTTGCCACTAGTTTCCTCATTTTTATCTGGTATGTTTATTCCTAATGCCTTAAAGATTTCTTTCTTTTCTTCTTCATCACTAAGGTAGCTTGGGTCATTAACTAGGGGATTAATAACCTCAACAAAAGATTTATTTTGTGCAAGTGCTTGGAGAAGCGCTTGTGCTCCTTGTTGACCGCCTCCTGGCTGTCCTGGTTGTCCTGGTTGCCCTTCCTCTTGTGGTGGTGTCCAGTTTCTTAGACCCATAAATGGCGTATCTCCCCAGGGTACTGGAGGCAACCCTCTTTCCATCCTAACTTCATTAATTGTCTTTACCCCAGCCGATAATTGCCCTTGGGTTATAGTCCATTTTTCTCTTTCTTTTTCTAGGTCTTCATCATCAAACCAAAGTTTTAAATCGCTTTCTTTTCTAAATTCTTTTAGAACAGAATCAAAGCCTCTAGAAATAGTTGACAAAAGGGGCTCTAATCCTTTGGCCTTGGTCAAAGAGGCCATAACTTCCGCTACGGCTTTATTAGTACCTTCCAAAATTCCAACGTCTTGAGGAGATACTTGATAAACGGCACAAATTTTTCTTGCCACATAATCTGCCAATTCCTTATATTGCATGTCCCTTCTTTTTCCTTTAAAGTCAATCCACGTAAACTTACCACCGCTTACAATTGGTATTTGTGTATGGTCCCCAATCAGAAGAGCTTGTAGCTGTCTTTGTATACCCTCAAGCTGTTCACGAGACAGTTGAGGATAAGGATCTCCTTCAGCCTCTCCTGGTGGTTCTATAGCAATTATTCCCTCGGGTACACTTCCTCCCTTCTTGTAATAATCCAAATTTCCCTTATCAATAAATATGTCTGTTAAAACTACCGTGTATAGCACTTCTAGCGGAGGAATTCCATACCCGTAAAGATAAACGTCTGGGCTATAGTTTTGTTTAAAGATTACTACATCTTTTTTATCTAAATGATCACTTACAACTTCCCCATCAACTTCTTGCACATAATATTCTATTGCTCCCGTTTCCTCATTTACTACAGGTTTGATTGTAGTTCCATCTAGGGGAGTTAAAGCAACAAGCTCTCCTTTCTCGTTTCTTATTTTGTAGAGAACACCCCTATCAATAGTCAAAAGGTCGTCCAAAACATTGTGAACCAAAGAAAACCAGCTGTTTTCTTCCATAAAATACGGATCTGGTTTTTTTAAAAAATTCAAGATTCTCTTTGAGTCGTCTGTGCGTTCAAAATAAAAATCAACATGTTTATCGTTTAAATGGTCTAATAGTGTAATTTCTCCCGGGGTTAAAATTTCTCGTATCTTTTTTCGATTAAGTACGCTAAGGTTGTTTTTCTTGAGCTTCAACGCTATCTTTGTAAGTGCTCTAGCTTCAGAAATGTCTAGGCTAGGTATATTTGGATAAACCTCCAAATCATATTCCAAGAGATCGAAGCGAAATGGTGGCTCCTCCTTTGAGGCTGGAACTATAGTGATGCCTTTTTTCGCTACTTGGTTTTTTCGAAAAACTAAAATAGAGAATACTGTTGGGGAAGACCAAGCTATAGCTCTATAAGTTATCAAGGGTCTCGTTCCTGGATAGTTCTTGCCTCTTCCAGACTCAACAATTTTTGCCTTTGAAGCTTTTACGGGCACTTTTCTTTGTACCCTATAAGATACTAAGTCTTTTA